AAAATTTTTGAATAATGAGATTTAATATAGTAAAAGTTGGGGATGATATCCATATACATAAAAGTAAAAAAGGTAGTTTTGATAAAGATTATATTGAAAAAATTTCATTTGAATATAAATTTATTTACAAAGACTCTCGTAATTTTAGAAGAATAGAACATAATGAGATCTGTTCATACTCTTTTATCCTTTTTTCAAATGAAGATTATACAGATATGTTGAATTTTTTAAAATTTTATCAGTCTTGGATAACCTTTATTCATAATTTTAAAAAAGCAAAAACTTTATATAAAATAAAAGAAAAAATAAATGAGATTTGATATAACAGAAAAACATGGAGACATTTATATATTTAAACGTATAAAAGGTGATTTTGATAAAGACTATATTGAAGAGTTAGCAAAGAAATATAAATTTGTTTACAAATGTTCTAACTCTTTTAGAATAGTAAACCATAATGAGATTAGTTCACACTGCCTTATTGTTTTATCAAATGAAGATTATACAGATGAAATTAACTTTTTAAAATCGTATGGTGATTGTAGATATATAAATGATTTTAAAAAAGTAAGAACCTTATATAAAATAAAGGAAAAAATAGATGAGATTTAGAACTTTGACACAGAGGTATTGGCTGATTGAAAAACATGGGGACGTCTATATAGGTAGGGATAGCGATGGTAAATGGGATAGAAACCATATTGAAAAGGTAGTAAAGGAATATAAATTTATTTACAAATGCTCTCGTAGTTTTAGAAGAGTAGAACACAACGAGGCTTTTTCACACTGCCTTATTGTTTTATCAAATGAAGATTATACAAATATAATTAATTTTTTAAAATCGTATCATGAATGTAGATATATAAATGATTTTAAAAAAGTAAGAACCTTATATAAAATAAAGGAAAAAATAAATGAAATTTAGTAAAGTAAAAGTTGGGGATGATATACAAGTAAGGAGAAGTATAGGTAAATTAGATAAAAGCCATATTGAAGAGGTGGCAAAGGAATATAGATTTGTTTATAAATGTTCTAAATGTTTTAGAAGAGTAGAACATAATGAGGTTGGTTCATACCCTATTATCCTACTTTCAAATGAAGATTATACAGATGCAGTTAAATTTTTAAAATTATATGATTATTGGTTGACATATGCTATTGATTTTAAAAAAGTAAAAACTTTATATAAAATAAAGGAAAAAATAGATGAGATTTGATGTAAAAGAAAAATATGGAGAAATCCATATACATAAGACGATGAAACGTGATAAAGGTACTTATGATAAAGATTATATTGATAATATAATCAATAATTATAAATGGATTTTAAAAACTACCCATAAATTTACAATTTCAAAAATTACTAATGATTATACTTTACATGCTAGTAATATACTTACTAATAATGATTATACTGAACTTATAGAGTTTTTAAATAAATTCGAAACCCTTAAATTTTTAGATAATACCCATTCAAGTTATTCATTATTTAAAATAAAAGATAAGATTGATTTTCTATAAAAAATCCACCTTTATATAAAAGTTATATTTAAATGTTTATATATATTTTAAAAAATAAACATTTAAATATGATTAAAAGGAATGTGAATAATACTCGTTGGTCTCTAATAGATGGGCTTGTTAAGCATAAGTTAAGTAAAAGGTATGATTTTATCGATATAGAAAATAATCATAGTAGAGGGGGTGATAAAAAAATTTTAGGGTATGATCCAGTATGTGCTCGACTGGACATTGACCTTATTGATGTTATATTTTTAAAGGACTATAAAGTTGATTTTGTTAGTTCATTTAGAACATCCGAAAAACTATTTATTAGGACTGAAAGATTAATTAGGTATAAAAATGGGGATGAAAAGAGGCAACAAGTGGAAGTTGAAAAACTTAATAAGAGGGGTTGGATGATATGGAATAGAGTTATAGGGGGTCGTAAATGGTATAATAATTTGAGTTTTAAATGGGAGACGGATTGGATTATAGAGACATATAAGATTAATAACTCTTTAATAATAGATGTTTTAAAAGGGGGAAAAGATATAGTAAAAGAAAAAAGATATGATCTTATATCAAATAATAAAATAGTAAGTGATGAGCAAACTTTATCATATATTATAGGTGATACATTAGATGAACTTCTAAAAAAATCGGAATTAATTTTAAGGAAGCCTACTAGTTCCCTTTTTAAAGAGTATGAATGTGGGAGGGAAGAATGGAATTTAGTTGAAAATAAAGACCCTTTAAGATGTATATTTAAAAAGGGTGATAAATTTTTAGGTTTATTCTATAATCAACCAGAGTATTATGGTGGTAAAAAACATCACCCAGGATCATCATCTGTTGGAAAAATGGAGATAAAAACATATTTAAAAAGTAATATATAAAATCATGGAAATAATATGGGGATTTTTATTTTTCGTTCTAACGAATAATTTTAGAGATTTTAAGGAAGCGATTGGTATACATATCGATTTGATTGGGAGTGATAACCTAATACTTAGTTGGATAGGTTATATGTTTTATTGTACTAAATGTAGTTCTTTTCAAATTAGTCTTATTATATCGATTTTGAGTGGTATGACTTTGTGGAATGGATTTACTATGGCTTCTACTATTGCTATATCCGCTTTAATTTTTGAGGAGTTATATTTTCGCATTATTAAAATAAAAAATGATAATGAGATCGAAAAGATTAAAAAAGACTTAAAAAAATAAAAAATGAGTATATAAAAATAAAAATAAGCGAAATGACAAGGAAACAAATAGAGGACATTCAAGAATTTTTAGAAAAAATTTTATCAAGAAGTCAAATGTTTATAGCCAATCATGAGATCCATCAGTTGAAAGGTATAGTTAAGGAATGTTTGAATAAAAATATGAGCACTTCATGTTCTACATGTATAAGGCAAGATTTGCTACTTTTAAGAGATTTTGTTTATGAAAAATTAAAAGATTTTGAGGCTAAAAAAATTAAAAGTGAAAAGAAGGAAATAGAAAAGTTCTTTTTCCCTGATGAGGATCAGAATGAAACCGAATAATGTTTTCCTTATTGATAAGGGAAACATCTATATTTAAAAAATAATAAGTTATTATCTCCTTATCAATGGTGGTGATAAAATTAAAAAATTATTATCTAATGATCTGTATATAAATTATTAAAAGATTATGAATAACCTCCCAAGAAAAAAATTTACAGATGTTAATAATAACATTAGGGAAGATTTAAAATTATTTATACATAATGTTGTGTATAATAATAATATATCATACCAAGAAGCATTTGAAATGACATACCCGGATTTAAAACTAACCCCATATAGAGGGTCAAGGTTATGGTGGTTCATGATGAAAAACCATACAATAAGGGAGTATTATGAAAGGCTTCTTATGGAAAAGAACTTAGGTGAAAACTTATTATGTGAGGTTGCTTCTAATTTAAAGGAATTAAAATCGGAAAAAAAGTGGAATGAATATAATACCCTTTTAAAAATTTATATTAATTTATTAAAAGATCATAAACCGAAAGTAGGAAAGAATACAATCGATATAGATTTTGATGATGTATGATTAAATTAAATGAAAAACAAAAGATAGCATGGAAGTATTTAAATGATGATACTACCGAAACCATAATATATGGTGGTATGGTTGGTGGTGGTAAAACATTTTTAAGTGCTTATTTTTGTTTTAGAAAGATTATAGAATATAATAAAAAGGATAAAGATATAACAATACTTATAGGCTCAAAAACAATAACCCATCTAACAGGGGTTTTTATGAAGGAGTTAAGAAGTATATGTAGATTATGGAATTTTAAAACTCAATTACTTCCTAATAATGAAGTTAGAATTAATAACCTTAAAGGAAACATTATATTATTACACCTAGCAAATAGACCAAGTGACCCAGAATTTGATTTTTTAGGTGGATATAATTGTTCATATTTAATCTTAGAAGAGGCTCAGAACATACCTCCTAAGGCCATACAAACTTTAATGGCAAGGGTTAGAAAGAAGGTGATTGGAACTAATAAAATTTTAATAACTTGTAATCCTGGCCAGGGTTATTTAAAGACTAATTTTTATGATAAATATATTACTGGAACATTAGATGAAAAAATAAAATTTATTGAAGCATCTATGTATGATAACTATCATAACTTAGATGATAAATATATCAATAAATTTGATGATATGTCAGAGGGGGTAAGGAAGAGATTAATGGGTGATTGGAATTGGATGAGTAATGATGAGAGGCTTTTTGATATGAATTATATTGATGATATATTTAAAAAGGATGGTACTACGACCGGTGAATTTTACCTTAGTATAGACCTAGCATCATCGGGTATGGATAAGTCTGTATGGATTTTATGGAAGGATTTTACAATAGTTGATATAAGATGGGAGGGAACAACATTAAATGAAGATATATCAAGGATAACTAATGAAATACAAAAGAAGTGGAATATAAAAAGAGGAAACATCATATTTGATTCGAATGGTATAGGAAGTGTAGTTGATTTAAATAAATGGTATATTCCATTTGATAATGGTAAATTTAAAAATGATTGCTATTTTCTTATGAAAAAAAAGGGATTTAAAATATGGAGTGGTTTTGACCTTGGGAAAATGATTGATGGTATGACGTTAGAAGATAGGATAAGAAGAGAACTCCATTCTATAAAAATAAACTCGGATGGTAAGATAAGTTCTAAAAAAGAAGTAAAGGGTAGTTTAGGTTGGTCGCCTGATTTTATTGATGCTATAATGATGAGGTTTTATTTCCATATATATGAAGAGAGTAAAGTTAAAGTTTTTATACGTTGAGGTATATATAATATATGATACAAAAAACTACATTCGAATTAATTAAAAACTCAATAGATAATAAAACTATCATAAACTTTTTTTATCAAAATAAATGGAGTAAATATGAAAGTTTTAGAAAGGTTGCTCCTCTTGCCCTTGGAAAAATGAGAACGAGTGGAAGATGGGCTCTTAGAGGTTTTTTAATGGGGGGTGGATCATATTCCATATCAAAGGGACTATCTAAAGGGAATTTTAGATTATTTTTACTTTCTAAAATTAGGAGTATAGATGGAAAACAAGAAATAGGTGGAAGTAATAATATATTTATGACTCCAACTGGTTATAGACGTGGTGATAGGGACTTGACGGGTATAGTAGCGCAATTAAGTCATTATGAAAGTAATGTATATTGCGAAGAGTTAGAGGATTGGTTCGACCCTATATTAGAAGTTGAATTACCATTTTAATAATTATATATATATCATAAATTTAAATTTTATTATGAATTTTAATGATTGGGAAAAAATACTTGAAATCGAAAAGTCTGATTATGAAAAGACCGAAAAGATAGTAAGGATAAAATCGATTTTAATTGGGAAGAGATATGAAGAAGTATCATCTATGCCCCATCGTAAAATGATTTCTTTATTAAAGAATGTAGATTTGAATTTAAATGGTGAATTAGTATTTAAATTTAAATGGAAAGGAGAGGAGTTTAATTTAATAGATGATATAGATGATATGAACTTTTATCAGTATTGCGATGCTCAAGCATATATTGAAGAAGGTAAGATGTTAGATTTTTTTATATGTTTTACTTTTAATAAAGAGACCTATAAAATTACATCTAATATGATGAATGAATTTGAAAGGAGAAGAGGTATCTTCGAGGACTTACCTCATAGTATATGGTATTCATATATTGATTGGATAATAAAAAAAAAAATGAACTCGATAAAATCCTACAAGGCATCTTTAATGAACCCGAAAGTGGTGATGGATATGGAAGAAGCCTTTATAAAGAACATTTTAGAAAGTTTAAACTCCTTTCAGTCGTTAGTAATAGATCCTCTACGCAAGAAGAGTTTTATAAAATACTATACAGCAACCCTTTTGAGTCGGTTATTTATTTACTTATTAAAGCGGATGAAACCAAGATTAACAATAAGATTGCTAGAAAGAATATTGAAAAAAATTAGAATAAAAAATGAACTCGGAGAGATTATATACCCTATTTAAAGATGTTATCGAAACTATACCAGAGATAAAATCATTCTATCTTATAGACCCCTATGAGACAAATGATGATGGATCTCCTCTCGAGTATCCTAAAGTCATCCTTCTAAAACCCCTACAATCGGTCTGTGATGGAAGTAAACTCCATTCTGAATGGAACCTTACCATGAACATAGTTAACGTCTATAATCAAACGGCATCAACTACTATGCAAAAGGTTGAAAAGGAGTTGGAGGTTATAGATTATTGTGAGTCCTTATGGATTGAAATATGGAATAAATTAGGATCGAATAGACCAAGATCATTTAATTATATGACTATACACGAAAGTAATAGTGATATGTATTCGGGTATAGAAGTTAGTTTTCAAATGACTCTTGGTATGAATATGTGTAGTGCATTAGGTGCTACTGGTGGAACTGGTGGAGGGGGTGTCTAATGGTTAACATTGATGATATAATAAAGGATTTAAGTGATCAAATATATGAAGAGACCTTAAAGATAATTTTAGAAAAAACAAAACTTACTAATGATAGCAGTCTTATACAATCAATAGAGATCGTTAAAGACGGCACTAAATTAGGTATATCTATGAATGGATATGCTTTATATTTAGATAGGGGGAGAAGGCCAGGACTACCACCTGTTCCATATAATGCAATTTTAAGATGGGTTTTAGCAAAGGGGATTAAGTTCAGTAATTATACTCCAAGACAGACTGCTTTTATTATAAGAAGTAGTATAGTAAAAAAGGGTATAAGACCTAGAAACTTCCTTAATACCATAGTAAAAAGTTTAGAAAATCTTAGTGGTTTTATTATAGAAAAAGAGGTAGTGGATGGGTTAGAAAAGTCATTAGAAGACCTATTTGTTTTTAATTAAAAGTATATAAATAATATGGAAAACTTTTCTAAAATATATGTAAGGGGTTTAAAACACTCTCCTTTTTTTGATGAGCAGTGTCAACCAAGTGGACTAGGTGAGAACTTCGCTTTAAAAGGGGCTCAATACCCATTTAATTATATAGCGTCAAGATGGACTAATCTAAATATACAATTAGATGCGGAATGGTCAGCTGAAGGGACAAGAGTTCCATATAGTTGTGAACTAGTTTTTGACTTTGACTCTATTAATGGGATAACAAGTTTTAAAGAAATACGATTTGAATTTCCAAGTTTTTCAAACTTAAAGGTTATTAAAATAAGAATAGCTCCGATTGGATCCCCAACTGATTCGATTTTATTTAAAGATTTTTATAGAGTTAATATACCCGAAGATTATAATAATGTCCCATTAGATATAGATGGAAGATTTGTTTTTATGTCGAATATACAGAATATATTAAAGCGCAACTTTACTGATTTTGATTTTATTTATGAAGGAAGGAACGATCAAGGACAACCATCAGATAAAATCTTAGTAAAGGGTAAAAATATAGGAAGTAATTGGAACCTAACCATAGTTGATAATCCTCCTTGGATGGAAAAACAAAATGAGGTCTTATCTGTTGATAGATACCAAGATGGTTTATTAAGGAGTTATTATTCTTTATTAAATAATAATATACCAGATTTCAATGTTCTATTAGATGTAAAAGTTAGAAGTAGAACCCTTTATGATAGGAACTGGTCTGATGCTGATTTTATACCAGAGCAAAATTATACCCCAATAACAACTTTGAGTATTGGGTTCAACTCGAATGGTTCATATAACTTTTACTTAAAAGAACTTTTAAATGGGGCTATTGGTAAGAGTCATCTTCCCAACTTTACGGATTTTTATGACGGATGGTTAGAGTTACCAACAGAATTGAATATAGAGGTCTTTACGGGGACTGGTTTGATAAGGGTACCGGAAGGACTTAAATTAGATTTCTTGGTATTGGACACGAAGTGGGATAATTTATCAGAAGAATATATAACCGATTATTTAGATGTAAATTATATAGAAAGGAATGATATAACATTTTCAGAAGAAAATGTTTTCTTAAATGATGTTAAATTTAGAATTTATATTGATTTTACTAAACGTACTTACGATGATGTAGGATCTCAAACAATAGAGTGGACTGATGAGTTTGATTATTATACTTATACTCTAACATCATCTAATCAAAATTTAGATAATGAAGTTGATTTTTCATCTAATAATTTATCGGACATTTTTTCAAATTTAGAAAATCATTGGGTTCCTTATTTTATATCAAGGTTACAAATAACAGATCCTGATATAGTTTATTCATTTACTAATGGGAGATGGAATGATAAGTTCGGTTGGTTTGAAATGAATTTAAAATCAAATGCCTCAAACCTATTAAAATTTATTTTAGTTACAGAGCCTGAAACTATTAAAATACATTGGGTTGAATTACAAATAGGAACACCTAAACCAACTAATATACTACCTTATATTGCTACTGCTTTATCCGAAAACTCTACTGCGTTTTATACTATAAAAACATTAAATAATTATAGATGGGAAGATAGTAATTATTTTAAGGAACAATATGATTATGATTGGAATAGTTATTTACCTAATGGTATAAAATGTAATGAAATGGAAGTCGTAGATGTTTACTATAATGTCGAAAAAGGGTATTGTTCCTCTGCTTTCATATCAGTGATGGCATTTAAAAGACTTATTCAAAATGATGAATTTCCGGGTGGTTTTGAAAATACAAATGATGTATATCTAGCACCTAGCAGACTTATCGTTGATTGGAATAATGGTTCTACATCATTCATATCGGAGATGAGTTATTTTACTGATACTAAAATAATAAGTTGGGTTCAACTACAATCAAATAAAGAAGCCGAGGTTGTTTATGCCGAAAATCCAGGAATATACCATAGGAATTTTTCAAACTTTATTTTACAATATATAACTCATCCTAACTTAGTAGATGAATGGGGGAATGATATAACTGCTCAGTCAATGAGGTTGAACTTTGATATAGTAAGTCCAACCATAGGTGAATTAGGTTTTAGTAATCCATTCAAGTTTAATTTAATACCTGTAAGAAGAAATGAAGTGGTAAATGAATTTGTTTATAGAAGTAAGTTAGGTGGGTTTTCATCCCTAAATATAGTTGGTCAACCAATAGAGATTATAGATGGTGATGTAGAAAGATATGATAGGGATTTTATCTTTACAAATCAAACCGAGTACTGGAACGGAGTTTATCAAGTTATACAATCAAATGGGGAATTAAATGGAAATTTTAAGAATATAGAGACCGCTAAAAGAACGAATAGAACTATATACTCAATCGAATTTAGGACAACTGATGATAGGGAATATAAAAGGCTTAGAGACTTGGTTGAAAGTGAAAGTATTTATTATAGGATATATGATAATAGGAACCCTGTTAATTTTTATTTTACAGAGATTTTCCCAACTTTTAAGTATGAGTTTAATGCGAATGAATATATCCTTAACATAGAATGGTCATTTATTGGAGACGAAACATTAAATTGGGATAGATATAATAGAATTTAATAATACTTTTTATTAATATATATAATATGAATAGAATTGAATTATACGTAGAGAAAGGTTCTACTTGGAACAAGTTAGATTTTGATGATAATCTTATCATTAATAATAACTATTATAATTTATCCGACCCTTGGAGCATTGAATTTAAATGGTCTTTTTCATCATCTTTAGAACTTACTGAAAGGAATATAAGTTTACTTGGTTGGGATTTTAAAATAGGTCAAAAGATAGAGATAAGAATTAATGTAAATGAAACGTTTTTTTCAAATGGATATATAATTATTCAAAGAAAAACGAAAAGTAATTTACAATTTAATTATATTGACATTTCAAATATATTTTTAGAACAATTTAATAAAGACTTTATTAATAGGGAAATTATTATAGATACTGCTAATTTAGTTGGTTATCAGTGGAATAGTGAAGTATTACTTCCTTCTTTATCTATACCGACATTTATGGACATTTTAAATAAACAAGAAGGATCTGATTTTAAAATAGGTCTATTAGATGATGGTAGTAAATTAGATTTTTGTTCAATAGTAAAAGGTAATAATAATTACCCAGTTGACTACCCTGAATGGAGGAATAACATTTTAGAACCTACTAATTTTTATATAGGTATAAAAGTTTCAAAAGTCCTATCAGATTTGATAACATCAATAAACGAAGATAATAGTATATTGGGTGTATCATCAAATTGGGAATTTGTATCAAATAGTGGTGATTATTTTAATGATTTTATTAATAATACATATGTACTTTTACCATCGGGTGGTAAGGTAAAAGGTATGGATATATGGAACCAACCCGCTTTTTTATGGTGCGCATATGGTCAAACATCATCTTTTTGCACCAACCCATATGATCAATTTAATGTAAAAGGTTCTTGGGGACAGGGTCAAATATATAAAAATGATACTAGTTCATCTAATGGATATGGGCAATACTTACAAGTAGAATATGTAAATTTATCAAATGATGATAAATTTTTTAATATGGAAGTTTACTCAGGTGGATCTCCTCTTTTAGAGATGTTTATATTTGATAAAGAAGGAAATCAAATAAGGTATGATCTTAGCAGTCCACCTAGTCCTTTTGAAAGTGTATATGTACCAGTTGGGGGTAAATTACAATTTATAGTAAGTATGAATTTATGGGAGATAGATGGCTCCGATCCATTCCTAATTTTAAGCACATATAATCCATGGGTAGAATTAAAAGTTTTTGAAGACTTGGGTATTGGAGAAGTTATATCACATTTTAAATATAGGTATAATTTAAACCCTCTTAAATTTATCAAGTTAATATGTGAACAAACAAAATCTAATTTTAGCGTTGATAAAAATTTAATCACATTTTACTCTAAGGATTTTTCAAAATTTGAAAAAAATATAGTAGAGTCAAAATATATTGAAACGGAAGTTTTTGATAATTTTAGATTTTATAAATTAAATCAAAAATCAACTTTTACGGATGGTTATATAACCCCACCTGGTGAAACAACGGAGTCATCATTCATTACATATGATAATAAAACTTCTAAATTTACTCAATTTCAAATAGGAACTTTTTCTTGGGGCACTGAGACTAATTACGAACCTAATTTTTTTGATGATACTAATAATATAAACATAGATTATTACCTTAGGTTAAATAATGTTGCGACCTTTTCATTAGTTGATATACCTATTTTAACATTGGGTAGAACACTATCATGGACTTTACCTAATGAAAATGTTACCGATGAATTGGGTTGGGTTAAAGCAAATTTAAATGGGTCGGCTGATGCCATTGATTATATACAATATGCAGATGGTCCAGCATATTATGGATGGACTACGAGTAATATATTAAGGACTGAAAGAAAAGTTTATTTAAAAAGAAATGAGTTTTACGAAGATATACCTTTTAAAACTCCTAAGAATGGGTCTTCATTTTTTGATAAACCATATAGTTCTTTTCTTTTCTTTGATGACTTAGTATGGTTTAATAATCGTAATAATGCTTATTATGATGATTATGGATTTGAATTACCATATAGAGTTACCATATCAAACAGAGGATTATATTTATCGTTATCAGATACACTTCCGCATGGAGTCGCTGGTGTCAATGTAATACAACATATTGAAAACTCATTTAAGTCAATAAAAAATGATTTGAATTTAGATAATTTAAGTATAGTAAGACATGGTATAACTCATATTGAGTTTTCAGCAACAAATGATGATTTTTCATCTTATTATTTTAGTTTAGAATTTTTACCAGTAAAAGATACCACTCTTTATTATAATGCTAAAAAATTTCCATATTTTTTCAGAGGTCTTTATGGAGAAAATGATAATCCAAGATGGGATGATCTATCATATGATCGTATAGTAGTATTTGTTGAAGCAAAAGATATAATAAATAGTGATGGATACCCCCTAAGATCTACAATAGTATATGGGGTTATTAAAGGTGGTGATTATCCCCATTACCCAATTATATCACGCAGTGGTTCATTAAAAGAAAAATTACCCCCTATTGAAAGGGGTGGTTTTTATATTTATCAAAACTATAAAGATATATTTGATATAAAAGACTTAAGGAATAAGCAAATAAATAATTGGACTTTTTATCAGTTAGGTTCGACTCAATCATATGATGATAATTTTATCACACCCTTAGTAAAAAGGACTATTGATACTACACCATATTTTCCTTTTAGTGCAGGGACTACACCATCCCTATATATAATAGATGGTTGGGATACATCCCCAACTTCTTCAAGAGTGTTAACTGAGTTGGGGGTTCCTCTTCCGAGTTATATTATTGATAATAAAAAAGAAGCCAATAATATAAATCAATTTTTATGGGTTCCTGAATTAGATTTTAAATTATCATCACCTGAGTTAAATATAACAGAACCAGTTTTTGTTGAAAATAATAATAGTCATATTATAAGGGGTACAACCCAATCTAAAATCTTTATAAACTATAAGTCCGATAGGTCATTCCTAACTCCAATGATATGGCAATCTGTGAATATAAATAGAATAGATGATATAAATAAATGGAATAATGATCTATATGAAAACTTATATGATAAGGATGTAGATACATGGGAGATATATTTAAGTTTTTATGATTATGAAAGAATTAAAAATGGCCTATGGTTAATACAATTAAAAGGTGATGATTATTATTTAATTAATATAGAATATAATTTAAAAACAAGTTTTGCTAAAATTAAGGTAATAAAAAAGTTACCAACTTGGAGTATATAAAGGTATGAAGAATATAGACATAAAAATCAATATAGATGGTACTGGTGAGGTTAAAGATCTAAATCAGGTAATAAAGGATACATCTGGTTCTTTTGATGGGTTAAAGAAAAGAAAAGAGATTTTAGAAAAGGCGTTTGCAAACGCTAAGTTCGGAACTCCGGAATTTAAAACTTTACAAGCGGAAGTTAGGAAGACTAATACAAGATTAAAAGAGTTAGATGAAACTATATCGGATATAACCTTTGCTGACAAGGTTGATGGATTATTCAAGTTCGGTCAAGCAGCAGCCGGGGCTTTTTCGCTTGCTTCGGTTGGGGCTAGTGAGTTCGGTGATGCTATGGGGTTTACTGAGGAAGAAATACAAAAAACGGAACAATCTTTTCTTAAACTTATCGTTGTTATGGACTCGTTTTCATCTATATCCCAAGCCTTTTCAAAAGATAATAAATTATTTAATGCTATACAATCGGTAAATTTTAGTTTAGGTAGGATGCCTGGGTTAATGAAAACCAATGAAAAACTTATTGAGGTGTTCGGAAAGGCTGGTAGAACTGCTATTGCATCAATAGGTATAGGTATACTAATAGGAGGGATAGCACTTATTGCTGATAATTGGGATAAAATAGTAAAGAAGTTTAATGAAACTTTTCCCATATTTAAAGAATTAGGTGATAGTGGTCTTACTTTTAAAGCCGTATGGGAAGGGGTTTTAAATGGTTTAGGAGAGACTATATCCCAATTTGTAGGTATTTTAAAATCAACTATCAAAACTGGTTTTAAACTTATTACCGGGGATTTTTCTGGGGTTGGTAAGGAGTTTGAAAATTTAAAAAATAATGTTAAAGGTAGTATAGGTGAGATTAGTAAAAGTTTTAAAAGTGGTGTTGATGAAGTAAAAAAAGATACTTTAAGATTAAAAGATATATCAAATTTAAAGGATATAAATAGCGACTTAGAAAGGTCTATAAAATTATTTGAAGCAAGTGGTAAAGATGTTGGTAAATTAAAAAGTGACTTATTAAAAAATAATATAGAGATTGCTAAAAAAACATTAGGTGGTTTTGAAGAAGGTAGTAAGGAGTATAAAGAGGCTCTACAAGAGGTAAAAAATGCTGAGAATGATTTTAATGTTTTTATACAAGAAAAAAGAAAAGAAAGTAAGGATAAATTAAGTTCCCTTCAAGATGCTCAATTTAATAAGGAAAAGGCCTTTTTAGAGACTCAAATTAATTTAAGGAAAAGTGCTGGCAAATCTACTGATGATATAGAATTAGAACTATATAATAAAACATTAAAAAGGGAAGAAGATAAATTAAAACTCCTTAAAAAGGGAACAGCCGAATATGTAAACCAACAGGTTATTATAGAAGGTATAGTAAATGATAGGCAAATAAAAGAAGCAGAAGGTCAAAAGGCTATTAATGACTTAATAAAAGAATATGAAGAAGGTATAAAATCTTTATTAAATACCATTGGAGTAGATTTTCAAGAGATAAATGATAAACTTAAAAATCAAATAACTATTAATAATAAAGGTATTTTAGAAACTATCAAATTAAAAGATGAAGAGTTGGAGGCTAGAAAGGAAGCCCAAGATGAGATCATATCAAATTTAGAGGATGAACAAAAAGCCTTACAACAAAAGAATGAAAATTATTTAAAGAGTGGTACGAAAGAGTTTGAGTTAAATAGGGAGTTAAATGAAAAGATACTATCGGCTAAGTTAGATAGGCTAAAAACCGAAAGGGAGTTAGAAGAAGAAAGGATTAGACAACAACAAGTGTTATTAGAAAAGGATCTTAGAAGTAGGGAAAAGAATTTTTTACAACAACTCGAGGCTCAAAAGGAGTTTATTAAGAACTCTAATTTAAATGATGTTGAGAAGTTAAAAAGGACTGAGGAAATAAACGAGTCTATTAGGAAGGTATCTAAGGAGACTGATGATATAATAAAATCGTCTAATCAAGAGGCTCAAAATGATATAATAAATACGACCGAAAAGTTTACAAATAAAGCGACTAGAATTAAGAAAGAGGCTTTAATGGAACAAAATAAGGACCAGATTGATTCGGTTAAAAAATGGAAGGAGAGTTTATCAGAGATTTTTACTCTTAGTGCTGATACTACCTCAGCTGTTTTAAATAGTATATCTGCTATATTTACACTTGTTGGTGATTCTATATCCGAAAAAGTCCAACTAATCGGAGAAGAATTGGGTATGTTGGATAAACAATTAAATGCTGCTGAGGAAAGAAGAAATACTCAATTACAACTAGCTGAAGAATTTCAAGGAAATTTAGAAGAGAGTAGGGATGAACTCAATAATTTAGAGAACACTCAAAAAGATGTTTATCAAAAGATTATAGAAGCTCAGATGGCTGGTAATAGCACACTTGTTGACTCTTTAAAATTACAACAAGATGAACTTAATAAAAAGATAATTTTAGAGAAAGAAAATAAATCAGTTTTAGATAGTGGTAGGGCAGCAGCATTAAGGGCAGCAAAAACCGAAGAGGACATAATAAAGAAGTTGACAAAGGAAAGGGAAAATGCGGCTAGTAAAGAAAGGGAACTTAAACAAGAGGCAATAGAATTACAAAAAACTCAAAATAGACTTTCAAGGATTGCTGCTCTTGTTGATTCTGCTGCTGCTGTAGCAAAACTAGCGGTATCAAGTGCTTCTAAGGATTTTACATTCGGTCTTCTAACAATTAGTGCGGTGACTGCTCTTGCTGTTTCGCTTGCTTCTGTTATTGGCCCTCTCGTTAAGGATGGTTTTGCCGAAGGTGGTTATACTGGTAATGGGTCGGGAGCACCTGATAAAAGTGGATTTAAGGTTGCAGGAGTAGTTCATCAAAATGAATATGTTATTCCTAAGAGGATGGTTGAAGACCCTAAATGGCAACCAACTATTCAAAAGTTAGAGAGTGCTAGATTAAGAGGATATGCCTCTGGTGGACCTGTTAGTGGTTCGGTAGAGAACTTTCAATTACAAAAGGCTTTTGTTGAATTAGCAAGGAGGCCTATATTTACTTCGGTCGTGGATATAAATAAGGTTAATAGTGAACTAACCAATACTATATTACAGACAAGAATTTAAAAAAAAGTATAAAGATATATGAAACTATATGAAGTTTTTTTAGATGAAACAAGGGATGTTGTGATTTCGGTAGTAGAAAAACCAGCGATAGAAGTTGATTTTTTAACCTTTTCAAAGGAAGAAGGTTCAAAGTCAATACCTTTACATTTTCAAGAAAGGAAGTTAGATAATGAAAAAAGGATTATAATGGGGCCTGTGCTTATTCCCAATTTAGAGATTGAAAGGGAGGGGGGTTATTTTATATTTTTTAGTAAGGATACCATACGAAATATACAATTACATTTTATGAAATCCCTATCAAAAAGGAATAGTATATCAAATATACAGCATAATGATAAATTAAGTTTACCATTTGATAAACTATTTTTAATTGAATGTTGGGTTAAAGAATATGAAGATGATAAGTCTAATAAATTTTTCAATAATCCAATAGGTACTTTATATATGTCTATGAAGGTTGAAGATGAACTTTTATGGGAAATGTTCAAAAAATCCGAATTAAAAGGTTTTTCAATAGAAGGTTGGTTTAATCTAAATAAAATAGAGGAGATGAATGTGGAAAGTTTGAAGGATTTAAATGGGGATTTTTTCGATTTTTTTAATAAATAAAAGTATATAGTAATATATTAAAAATAAAAGTATACATATTTATATGAATAAAACAAATTATTTAAAGGCTTTTTTTAATTTTTTTAAAAGCATTAAAGTAGAACTTATGGATGTTACGACCATTGATGGTAAACTTATGATCATAAGAGAGGATGGTTTTGTTGAAGATGAAACCGGTAATATAGTGATGGATGGTATCTATGAATTAAAAAATGGTACATCAATCGAAATTAAGGATGGTAAAGTTCTAACCCAAGCATCGGAAGAAGATGTAAAATCCGAATATGAAGAACCAAGTGGTGATACTATCGAATCATTAAAAGAGAAGATAAAAAATTTGATGGATAAGGTTGCTGAAATGGAAGTTGAAATGAAAAAGAAGGATGAGAAGATGAGTGAAGTAGAACTTTCAAAAGTTGAGATTTCTAAAAAACTAAATGAAAAGGAAGAGGATATAAAAAAATTATTAAAAACAAAATCCGATAAAATGGAACTAGAATCACATTCAAAATCAACTACCGGGAACGAAGTTTCGGATAGGATTTTAGATAGATTTAAGAAAAAAATAAATAAAAAATAATCAATAAAAAATGAGTTTGACTACAACATTTAATTTTATTACACCGCAGCCAGGGGCGCTTATATCCGCTGCGATTTTTGAGGGAACCTCTTTACAACACTTTACAAAATTATATAACGTGAGGAATAAAACAGAGATTACTTCCCTAACTGGAATACCAACTTTACAAGGACCTACTTGTGAATTTAATCCTCAATCGGGTAGAGTTTTAACTCCAAGAAGTATCGAGGTCGTATATTATAAATTAGAAGATGCTATATGTTTAGATCAAGCAAGGCTACTTCCTCAATCGGATAGTCAAGAGATAATCGATGCTAATTTAGGTGAATACCTTTCTAATCATTTATTGGAGTCTTTAAATAGAACGATTGATGGTAGAGTATGGATTTCATCAACCGCTTCGGTAACTTCATCAGGGTTGTGGACGATGGCAAAAGCAGATACAGGAGCAGTTAGATCAACAGCTACAGCATCGATAACTACATCAAACGCTATTGATCAATATAACTCCTTTTACAATCTAGCACCAGATGGAGTAAAATATAATGACTCGGTGACTTTTATGCCTATGTCGGATATAATAACTATGGCTCAAAGTCAATTAAGCACCAACGCTGGTCAAAGAATAATTGAAAAAGTTGGACCTAATGAATGGCAATATACGATAAACCCTAATAATAAGATAGTCCCTGTAAATGCTTTTGCATCAGGTCAATGGTTCCTATCTACTACAAGAAATCTTTTCGCTGCTGTTAATATGGATCAAGCAGAACTAGTTGTAAGTAGAACTAATGTTTTAGATGATAGGATTGGTATGAAAGCCAGTTTCTTCCTAGGGGTTCAATATGGAGTATCGGCTGATGTTGTTGTGAGATAATAAATAAAAAAAAGTAATAAGGACGGCTTTTTAGGCCGTCCTTAAAAAAAAAATTAAAAAAAAAATATGTGTAACATTATATCAGGGATAGTAAAAGATTGTGGATTTTCGGTAGCGGGTAATACTACTTATTTATATATTGCAAATGCTGCAAATATAACAACTACAATAGGGTCGGATAATCTAGTTACTGGATTGACGGGTTCATTTTTCAGATTTGAAGTTGGTTTAGATACCTTATCAGATACTCACGAACTTACTACTGGAGCAGGTACTCAAAAGTTTTTCTTACATCTGGTTGACTTCAAAATACCATCATCATCAAATGATGTAAAAAATGTTATTGAAGATCTATCTACATCAAGATCAATCGTTGTTATTCCAGATAAAAACAACCAATATAAATTATATGGTTCATCAGGTAATGGTAAGTCAATAGGATTGGATACTAAGGTTGCTAGGTTTACAAGTGGTTTGCTAGCAGGTGATGATTATGGATATACGCTCCAACTTTCCGAATCATTCCCTAATTTACCATTTATGTTAAGTTCATCATTAGAGCCTTCTTCTACTGGATCAGGAGCAACTGCTAGTTATACTTTTAGTTAAAAAGAAAGAACCCGACTTATATAATAATTAAGTCGGGTTCTTATTTATAAGAAGGAATTAATTTTTATATTCTATACAACAAGAAAAAAAGTTCCATTCCTATCCCGATAAACCTCACCAGATCTACCTCCACACTCATTAGTTGTGATAGTTGGAAGGAATTGGAACATGGTGTTTAGTTCTTCTTGTGTTTGAGCACCTTCAGAGAAAACCTCTTGTGCGACCATGTAAAGATAATCCTCATCATCTGGTGTTAAATAATCCGAAAGACTTACATTTAGATCTTCGGTAAGTTCCATAATTTTTGTTTTTAATGCTCCCATTTTTTTTCTTTTTTTATTTTATATATTCTTTTCCATAATTTGTTTTTTTACATACCTGGATTTTTTATAGAATAAAAAAAAAATAAAAAAATTTTACTAAAAACAACTTTTTCGATTTTCAATAATAATATATATTATATGGAAAAATCACACTTTCTTTCTATTATGATTTATTTTCTAACTAAAAATAGATGGAGGGAGATGGAATGCCATAGGTTCAGTGCTGAGGTGATGAATTTATTTGTTGGTAAAAAGGATGGTAAGAACTACCTAACATTGATGAATGAAATCAATAATGGAGTTGAAATAGGTGGTATATTATATACTAACATCCTAAAAAGGATTGATAATTATATCATTGGTGAAAAATGCTATGGTTATAATTTATTAGATAATAATCTTTTAAATGCCCTTAAAAATGAAGAAGAATTAGAAGGTGGTATATGGGTTAAAGAATTATGTCCCGATAAATTAATCTTCATTAATTATATTAAAAAATGGGAAGTGGTTTTTCAATCTTGGTTAAATAGAACTCGTGAAAAAACATATTCAAATTTAAATGAAATGCATAAGGAGTATTGGGATTTAAATATGAAAGGTTTGAGTAAAATAAGTTATCCATCCGAACATCTTGATTTATTAAGCGGTGTTAATCCATCTACTTTTATGGATATAGTTTCAAAAAGAGGTAAGGTTATATCATTTAAACATTCTAGGATTTACCATACCTTTTCAAATATACCTAAGGTAGCACGTGAAAAATTAATGATTAGTGGTAAAGGTGTTGTTGAATGTGATATAAAAGCCGCTTACCCTCAAATGATGATGAGGTTAAGTGTAGAAAGGGGTTGGCTCTCTAAGAAGAGTGATTTACATAAATTAGTAATGAAACATAAAGGTGATTTTTATTTAGCACTATGTTGGTGGATAGAATTTACTTACGATAAGACCTATACTAGGGATGAAATTAAAAAGTTTTTTAATGCCTTTTTAAATGATAAAGAAGGTCAAAAATTTTACAATGGTGTATATGGGTATATAAAAGAATTTTTAGATGAGTATAATCCCGGATTTTTGATTAATCTTTTTGAACCTAATACTATTATATGGAAAGAATTTTCTAAAATGGAATTTGAAATAATGTCAGGTCTAATTAAAAAATTAGATAATGAAAATATACCATCAATAACAATCCATGATTGTATATTAGGTCCTAAAACTAATAAATTTAAAAGAATAGTTGAAGAATACTTTAATATGTTAGGTATAGAATTTACTTGGAATATAAAAGTTAATAAAGGGGTTAATAAAGAAGTTAAGGTAAATTTTAAGGTAGAAGGTAAAGGGGATAATAATATAATAAATAATCCTATTCAGTATGTTTGTAATACAAACGATGATTATATTAATAGTATTAAAAAATATAAATTAGATAAAGATGACCCTCCTAATTTAGATAAAAGTCCTCAAAAAGTAGAACTATACCATAAAAAAGAAGAAGACTCAAAAAAGAGAAAGGAAGCCCATGCTCAACTATTAGAGTTAGAATTATTTATGAATGAATTAGATAATTTACCAGTTAATTGGTAAACTTTCAAAAGGTAAAAAAATATAAAAGGTGTTATACTTCAGTATAAATTTTTCCTTTTTTTTTAAAAGGCCAACTCCGTAAAGTTGGTCTTTTTTTTTAGGTATATAGTTATATGAGTTGTTTAAAAACATATAAAGTAGTTAGATCTATACTCCTACAATCGGATGGATGGGATATAAAAAAAATAGGAAATGAAGTTTTTATTACCGAAAACTCCTTTTTAAATGATACGGAACCATCAGGTTTTGAATTAGAGTTCATTGAAATTAATTTAAATGGGTCTTATGTAAGAGGTAGATGGGAAACCACTATATCTGGAAGGATGATTTTTAATGATGATTTATTCGATTTAGAAAAGGATGGGTTTTTTCAAAGAAAAAAGTTTAGATTAATTTTACAGACATCGGATGATTTATTTTATTTATGGGAAGGTTCATTTAATATAGGTAATGAACGAGAGTTTATTGAAGAATGGACGACCTCTTTTAACTTCTTTTCAATAAGTAATGAAGAAGAATTAATCCTTCATAAGGGTGAAATTAATAAATTAGAAGGTATGATATGGAACATGTGTAAGCAATTAAATTTGAAAAAGTTTTACACTATAAAGTTTTTTTCATGGAGATCATTCCTTAATTTAAATAAACAATGGAATAATTTATTAAGAACAGATGCTGATTTAAATAAAATAATTAATAATAAATTTACTTTGACCAACCTATTAAACTCTAATCCACTCCATGTTATTGAAAACATAAAAGATATAAAAATAAATTGGACTAAAATAGGAGAGGGAAGATACCTAAAAACATTCCAATTTATTTTACCATCCTTACCGGATTTCCCTCCAATAAAAGGAGTGGACTTCCCTAATGAAAAAATAGTAGCAGTTATAAAATCAGATGAAGGATCTCTTATTTTAAGTGATGTTGATTTTAATTTAAGTGGTAGTAATTTTTCTTGGACTATTAATATGATTGATAAAAATCCAATAGGAAATATAAATTTAAACGAGTATATATAAGATATATGGAAAATGATAATAAAGTAAAGATAATACTTACGGAAAATAAATTTTTAGATAATTTATATTGGGACCCTATTAGTAATTATAGAAAGGGATCTGGTTACTATTTATGGGGAACTGATAATTTAATGCCTGAAAAAATAATCGATTTAAAAAATCAATCCCCAACCCATAACTCGCTTATAGATTTGAAAATTTATATGTTAAACGATTGGGAATATGAAGGTGATGAATATGATAAAATACTATTTGATAAATATAATCGATTTACTTTTGATTCGATAGTAAATAATATAATAAATGATTATGTAATTTTTAATCAGTTCTTATTAAAAATACTACCAACCGAAAGTAGTAAAAAATTAATCGAATTTATACCTATAAAAAAATTTAGATATGGGACTAAGTTAAATGAAGATGGAGATCCAACCCATGGTATTATATCAAATGATTGGAGTAATTTAAGGTTAAAAGAAAATAAAAAAATAGAACTTCCTATTTTTAAATGGAAGAATAGTGAAAAGGAGATTTTAGAAAATACACTCTATTTATATAGAGATGATGTGATGAATGGTATTTATCAAGTTCCAACATATTTTAGTGCTATTAATCATATTATGTTGGAAGATGAAATCGGTAAATTTAATATAGCAAATACTAAAAATGGATGGGCACCAAGATTAATTATTACACTTTTCGGATCCTATAATAATGAAGAGTTATATGATATAACAAGGTTAATAGACTCCCAATATAGAGGTAGTGAAAACGCTGGTAGGGTAGCCTATTTGACCGCCGTTAATCCCGATATGAAGCCTCTAATAGAGACTATATCACCCGATTTAAATGATGATAACTACCTTAATTTAGTTGAGACATCAAGGCAATATATATGCTCTGCCCATAAGGTTACTTCCCCAACATTAGCAGGGTTAAATACATCAACTGGTTTTCAAGAGACGGGACCAACTCTAAAAATGGCTTATACGATATATGATGAATTAGTCATATCATCATATAGAAAAAACATAGAGAGAGAGATTAATAAAATCTTAGAACTATGTGGTTGGAAGTTTAGTATTAAAATGAAGTTAAAAACACCTAATTTTCCCGAATAAAAAGTAAATTAATATGAATAATATAATAACTGCTGAAGAAGTAAAATCAAATACTAATATACAAAACTTGGTCACCGATAGTCTTTTTGATAGGACTATTAATGCTATATTTACTAAATACTTTAAGACCATATTAGGTGATTATTATACCAATATAATGGATAAGTTAAAGGATGGTGAGGAACTAAGTGAAATAGAATTAGAGATAGTTAATGAATTAAAGTTATCCCTATCTTATTATATCTTATCGGAGAATATAATGAACTTGATGGTAAAGATTACTAAGGGGGGTATAGTTCAATTAAATAATGCTCAGTATACAACTATATCAATCAATGATATAAATACCTTAAAATCGAATTATTTACATATAGCAAATGATTTAAGGAAGCAGTTTATAGATTGGTTTTCGGATAATATAAAAGTAATAACAGAGCGTCAAAAGGATGCTAATAAAAACTTAGGAGGGTTCATATTACCTATTCGAAGATTTAAAGATTATCCATCTGATAACTTTAAAGATAAGTTTTAAAAAAAAAATTAATGGTATGAAAGAACAAGATGAGATTAAATTATTTGAACGTATATCAAGAAAAACACCTAAATTTTTTAGGAGAATTTCTTGGTTAGGTGCTTCATTAACAGCTATTGGTGGGGCTATTATTTTTAGTCCGGTAGTTTTACCAGCCGCTTTAATTACTGCTGCTGGTTATATATCAACCATAGGAGCAGTAGCCATCGCAGTTGCTGAAACAGCAGTTGAATTTGATGAAATAAAATGATAGGGTATATAATGGAAGGAATGAAAGAATGGGGTATTATTTTAAGTATAATTTTGAGTAGTGGCTCAATCTTTAATTATTTTTTTAACATTAAAAAAACGATCGATAAGGTTGGTCTTTTAGATGAAGATATAAAAAAAATTAAAGAAGATAGTAATAGATTAGTTATTATTGGTTTAAAGATAGATCAATTAATTGATAGAACCGATAAACAACAACAGATTATAGATCGATATATTAGAGCTGAGGAAAAACTATCCGAGACTATCACACTTACTAAAAACATAAATGAATTTATTATTGATCTAAAAGCAAGACTTGAGTCTAAAAAAGATCTTTCTTAAATAATATATAAAATAAAAAGGATATGTTTATAATAAAAAATAAGGAAGAACTTTTAGATTTTTTTTTAGAGTCAAAGGGAGAATTAATTAAAATAAATAGAAGTAGTATAACTGCTAAAAGATGGATGTTGAATAATGATGATTTAGAAGAGATATGGAATGAATTATATATCAAACTAAGTAAACTTAAAAACGTAAAACCGCTTACTAAGTCTGGTTATATGGGATACTTCATATTAATGTTTAATAATTTTTATCGAGACGTATATAATCCAAGAACTAAAAAAAATCATTGGAAAATACTTAAAGAATATGAAGATGTTAATTTACTATGTAATGTAAATGAAATCGAGAACCCCGAAGGGAGGGATGGTGATTTTTTTAAAAGTGATAATAAGAAGATTAAATTATTAATAAATATATTACAAAATATATTTTCAAATGATGAAATAGAAAATATACTCTATTGGGTTAGTGTTGATAGTAAAGAATCTGGTAAAATTAAATTTAAAGAAAAAAATATAAACCTTGTTAAAGATATATTAATAGGTTTTGAAAGAGGTGAAGAATTGAAAATTAATGAATGGAGAATGCTATATAAAAAATTATATAAAGGAAATGAATAATGATAAAAATATAAGGCTATTAATAAAAAATTTACTTAGTAAAATTAAATTAATTATTAATAGTGATTTAAACTTAGAAGATGAGCATATAAAAAGGAGTTTACTTGATATGTTGGATGATGTTGATTATCTAACTAAGATTAATTTAAAAACCTTAAATGATAGCGAAAATATAGATACTATGCTAGATGTTTTAATCTATACTAAAAAAGTTCGAGATGTTCTAAATTGAGTATAAAATTTATAGCAAAATCTTCCATCAATACCCCTAATTTTTTATCATATTTTTTCATACCCCTTTCCGATCTTGGAACTTGTAAAGGTAGTTTTGAATGATAATTTTTTAACCATATTTTAAATAATTTACCATCCGATGGTTCTAAATTTACCATCTTACCCTTTTCAAAATCTTTTATTTTACCAAGTACTTCCATCTTTTTTTATTTTATATATTACTTTTCATTTAGTGTTTTTTTACTAAGTGGATTTTTTATAGATAATGAGATTTTTTTTTTAATATATAAGTAAAAAATAAATAAATTATGCCTAATTATAGAACTGATAATAAACTTGAGAAATACTATACAGATGAAGATTTAATAAATTTTGTAGTAGAGGAGTGGGGTAAATGGGTAGATTTTAGTAGGGTTGTTGAATTTTTAGAACCTGCTGCTGGATCAGGTAATATGATTTATTATTTAAAAAGAAGATTTAAAGTTCCAGTCATATCATATGATATATTTAATGAAACAGGTAGGGAAGATATAATCGAGGCTAATTTTTTAAATGAAAAAATAGAGTATAAAAGTGGTAGATTTACTTTATCAAACCCTCCTTTTAGTAAAGGAATACGCTTCTTAAAAAGAATTATGAAGGTTAGTGATAGTATAGCAATCATCCTTTCTAGTTCAAGTATAGTTAATATAGATTGGGATTGGGTTCAAGAAGAGTTTGAAGTTCATAAGATACAACTTAAAAAACATAGATTTGAAGAGGGAATGATGAGAATTTCAATAATTTATATGACTAGAAAAAAATTTTTGAATAATGAGATTTA